CGGGCTGGACCATCTCGACGAGGTGCTGGCCATCGTGAACGCCACCGGCGCCCTCGACTACACCCGCACCCGGGCCGAGGAGATGGCCGACCTGGCCCTCGCCCAGCTCGAGAAGCTGCCCGCCTCACCCTACCGCGACAGCATGGCCGATCTGGCCCGCCTGGCGGTCGAGCGCAAGGCGTGAATCGGCCCGCCGCGCAGGGCTTGCAAAGCGCCCCGCGGCGGGTATAATGCGTCCCCGTTGAGGCATCAGCCCAACGCGTCGGAGCGTAGCTCAGCTTGGTAGAGCGCTGCCTTCGGGAGGCAGAGGTCGTAGGTTCGAATCCTGTCGCTCCGACCAAAGAACACAGCAAAAACCGCCACTTACGGATCATGCCGGGTGGCGGTTTTTTCATGGGTGGTCGGCGGGTCAACACATGGTCAACAAGCGGGAGAGGTTACGCGATGGCCGCGGCCACCAGCTTGTCGAGCAGCGCCTCGCGCATCTTCCGTTTTGCAGCATAAGCCGCGTTCCGCAGCGCATCGGCATTATGGAAGAGCAGCTCACCGTTGGGCGGCCAGCCAAGCACCTGGTAGATTCTCCGCAGATTTTCCGGCTCGGTGGCTTCGTGGGTAGGGAGCATCTGGAGAGAGCGCTGGCCTTTCCCAGCGGCCGGGACCAGGAAGGCAGATATGACTGCCGCGCGCTGATTGCGCTCATTCAGGCCTGCCAGGAGTTCGAGCGATAGCGGTCGCCAGGGATTGGTGCGCTCGAGCCGGTCTGCTGCCATCTCGACAGAGCTGCTGCGCTCAGCAGTCGGCGCACTCCCCTCCCCGGCGTGTGCCGTGGGGCTCGTGGATGCGAAGCCGACGTTCTGCTGGGCGGTGATCATCCTGTGTTCGACCTCAACGACCAGGAGCTCATCGACGGCGTAGGCGAGCGCTGCCTGGCCTACCTCAGTGCTCGCATGCTCCGTCGCCAGGCGAATCAATTGGCGCAACCCATGGCGCTTCATCCAGGCGTACTTCGACTTCCTCACAGCGTTGCTCCGTCATGTGGTGTGTTCTGCTGGCCAGTCGACCTACTCAAGACGGGACAGAATGGCCTCGGCGACAGCGTCCGCATTGAGGCCGACAGGGTCGCAAAGCTGCGTCAACATCACCTGCCGGCCGAGTAGATCGTCGAGGGCTTCCTGGGCGTGTCGGGCCTGGCTGCCCTTGAATCCTGCGGTGACGTCACGCAGGTACATCTCCAGAGCTGCAATCCACAGCGCTCGGCAATCGGCAGGGTCCCATTGGTCAGCCGGCAGCGGTGCGACTCTGGTCGGGAGCGCGGCAGTCATGGTCACCATCCCAGGCCGCGGGCTGTCTCATCGCCGTAGCGGCGGCGAATCTCGGTCGCCCGGCCAGTGCCGGCCAACTGCTCTTCCGGGAGCGCCAGCGCCTCGTCAAGCTCCAGCAACACCACTTCCAGGTGCTCGGCCTTGGCGTGATTGCCGCGGCGCTCGGCCCAGGCCAGTCGCGTCTCGACACGCTTGCGCTCCTCGATCAGGCGGCGCCGACGGTGCGGTGCGGGGTCACTGACGTAGGAGCATTCCCACACGCTCGGCGGTCTCTTCCGCTTCTTCTGCATGGCCCCCCCTACTGCAGTACCGGCGGGTGACCTAGGTCACACAGCAGACGCTCGAGGCGCTCAGCGCGCTCGACATCCTTGCGCCGTAGGGCCCAGCAGAGGCGACGCATCAGCCGATCACGGAGAGCGGCAGGGCTTTCCACATGAACATGAGTCACGGTAAAGGCTCCGTACATGCTGATAATTCATCCAGTATAGCCGGATCGATCGACATCCGCATGGCGACCATTGGCACAAAAAAGGCGCCCCCGAAGGAGCGCCAAGCCCGGCGAAGAGGAGGAAGCCGGGCACCCTGGGTCATGGGCATCAGGGTTCGGGGGTAGGCCATCGGGCCTCGAGTCTGTTGGAGACGTGTGCGCGCCAGCGGCCGACCCGCGCCTCCAGGCCTTTGCGATCCTCGCCGTAAAGGCAGGCGATGCGGTGGCCGCCATGGGTGTAGAGCTCGACCCGGTGCGGGCGGCAATGCTCGAGCGGCTGCGCGTACCGGTGGTGGGGCTGATCCAAGCGGTTGCCGGTTCGCCTGGCGGGATTCGTGATGATGGCGTGCCGAGGGGCGGTGACGATCATGTGCGACCCTCCGTCTTGCGGTTGTACCGGGCATAGATGCCGCCGGGATCAAGCGCTGCGGCAGTTGCCTGGCGGCGGCGATCGGCCTGCAAGGCTTCCCAGCGGGCGCGGGCAGCACTGGGGTTACGCATCACCTCGCGCGGCGTCATGCCTACCGCCGTGGCCATCAGCTTCAAGGCATGGTCTGCAGACGTCGACATGCTCACTCCCCCCGCCCATTGGCGGTGATCGTCAGGCCGAAGCGGATCGTGTCGCGCTCCGGGTGGTGATATAGGTGCGGCAGCTTCACGTCGATGACGGCTTTCCCGTAGTCGGCGCCCGGCTCGGCTTCCTCCAGGTCGGCGTAGATCTCGGCCAGGGCCTTGAGGTGGTCAGTCGCGAGGCGCTCCAAGTCCGTGACCAGCTCGCTCTCGAGGGCCGCCAGATCGGCGTGGCGCACGCGGCCCAGAGCATGCCGGTATGCGCGGTCGAGGGTGGCGCGCTTGCTCTCGGCCTGCTCGCGCTTGCGCGCCATGCCGCGGCGGGCGGCGTCCTGGGTGCGGCGCTCGGCTTCACGCTCCTCCAGCGCCTTGCGGGCCTTGTCGGCTTCCGCCCTGGCGGCCTTCACGTCCTCGGCGTTGGCCTCGCCCAGCGCCAGCAGGGCCTCCGCTTCCTCGAGGCGCTCCCGGGCCGCCTGCTCGCCCTCATGGGCCAGCGTCAGCGGGCTGTCGTCAGCGGTCAGGGCGTCCAGCGTGCGGGTGATCCTGTCGCATTCGTCGGCGGCGGCATCGCGCTCCTTGCGCAGGGCGGCCAGGCTGGTGGCCGAGGCCTTCGGGGCGGCCTTCTCCAGGGACTCGATGCGCTGGTCGGCTTCGGCGCGCGCCTGCTCGAGGTCGCGCACCTCAGCGGCGGCGCTCTCCAGGTCTCGGATAGCCTGCCCCGCCTTGCTGGTCAGGGTCTTGATGTAGGCCTGGCGCTCGGCCGACTGGTCGTGCCAGTTCACCGCCTTGGAAGCGCGCTTCATGTCGTGATGGATCTGCTCCATCAGCTCCATCAGCGTCTCGGTGTCGTCCTCGGCCGCGGAGTGCTCGAACCGCCCAGGATAGTGGGCGTTGTTCACGGCCAGGCCGATGACATGGCGGGCCAGGTTACTGGCGCGGGTCAGGCGCTCCCGGGCATCGGCCTGGCCGGTGATCTCGGCGCGCTCATGCTGGAGCTGGTCGAGCTGGTCGAGCCAGGCGCTCCAGCTTTCGGCGGGCGGCGTCTTGCTCTTGCTGGCGGTCGCAGTTGGCATGCTGCTGTCTCCTCCTTCGTTGCCGGCGAGGGCCGGCGGGGGGCCGTCACGTCTCGGCGGCGGCTTCGTCTTCGTCGTCATCGATGATTGACTGGTACATCTGTTCGCGGAGCGCATCGGTGGTCTTCTCAACCATCTCGATCGCCTCGGGCGGCAGGCCGGCGTCGCGCTCGAGCATGTCGGACAGGCTGTCGAGGCTCGAGGCCACGGCCTTGGCCAGCACCGCCATCTCCCGCTGGACTTCGTCGACCGGCACCAGCAAACGCAGCTCCCGCTCTAGCTTCACGCGCTCGTTCTCGGACTGGTACCAGGCCTTCCGGTCCTGGGGGAGCAGCTCGTCGACGCTCATCTCCCCGGCCGAGGTTGGGCGGCGGTCGGCAGTCATGGCATCCACCACATCGGCCAGCCGGTAGACCGGGTTCCCCCGGCGGGTACCGGCCGGCACCACGCCCGCCTCCTTGATGATGGCGGCCACGGTGCGGCGGTCCCGGCCCAGCGCTTCCGCCAGGCGACTGATCGACCATTGGTAGGCCTGCTGTGTCTCGATCACCTCGCCCATGGCCTTAGCGGCGGCTGCCGCGCTCCTCCTTCACCTGTACATCGGGGCGGCCGGTCCTCGCGCCGCCATGCTCATCTTGCCCAGGTCGCATCCCGCGCCAGCACTGGGCCTCGGGCCGCCTGCGGTGGAGCAGCCTGTGGCGCCGAAATTCTGCCGAAAGCCGGGTGCTCCGCGCCCCGTGGACGGGGGCAGGGCGCCCAATGGGACCCGGGATTTTTCGCAGACTTACAGCACGCAGCGCCGAGGCCCAGCACGATCCCGGTGCTTTCCCCGCGATGATCGCGGCGCGGGTGGAGCCGGCCGGCGGCGGTGGGCTGAGCCATTCCGTCAATGTCGATGATCACCCCGCCATCCTCCGTTCCCTTGGGGACAAGCCGGCGTCTCTCTCTGCGCTGGCCAGCAGGTGCCGGAACAGCTGAAGTTCGCGCAGCGCCTGCTCTTCGCGCTCGACGTGGTGGGCCAGGGCGCGCATGTGGTCGATAGCTTCGTTGGCCAGGCGAAGCACCCCCCTCCCCCGGGTGTTTTCCGGCAGCGCCCGGGCGTGGTCGCGGATCGCGTCGGCAAACGCCATGAACGGACCGTGGACCTCCCCCCGGGTGGTTTTCGCCAGCGCCTCGCCGGCAGCCTGAACGCGGGGGCAGCGCACCCCCGGGCAGCGAGCGCCCAGCACCTTGAGGTCGGCCAGGGCCTGATCGAACTGGCGGCGGTGATAGTCGCGACGCTGCCGGGCGGCAGTGGCTTTCTCGCGCAGTTCGCGCAGTAGAATCGGCGGCATCAATGGACCCCTCCCCCTTGTTTGCGCTCAAGCGCCTGCTGGGCTTCCGCGTCCTGAAGCAGCGCGTCCAGTCTCAGCAGAGCGCCCAGCTCTTGCCGGCGGGCCTCTTGCGCATTGGCCATGATCTGGTTGACCTGGTCGACCAGCCCCATCATGGCGGCTCGCTCAATCGCCCCCGGGGGGTGCTGTTGCGCCAGCTGGATCATAGCCTCGGTAAGCTCCAGATAGGGGCCGCGGCGCTTATCGGAGTCGGCCGTGGCCAATGCCTCGGCACGGCGGCCCAGGGCCGTTTCATCCACCTGCCGTAACCGCTGGGCGAGGCCGGCCAATGCCTCGGCGGCCTGATCGAGATTGCCTCGGGCATCCTTCAGAGCCAGCCGGTTGATGGCGATCTTGACGAGCAAGGAACGCATGGCGGGGGAGAGCGCCGCATCCAGGCCGGCGGGCACCCCCCGGGGGGTATTTTTCTGCGTCACTGACCACCTCCCCAGCCCACCAGGAACTCCGTTGCTTCGGCGTTGGCCCGAAGTTGGATCTTTTCGAGGATCTGCCACATGATCATCTCCAGGGCGGGCTCCAGGCCGTCGCTCTCGATCTTGATCAGGCCATCACCGTTGCGAAGGGCCTCGGTTCTGGCGCGCATACTCTCGATCTGCGTGCGGGTCAGCTCGTTCTGAAGGCGAAGCGCCTCTTCCCGGCCTTCCTGCTCCTTGCGGATGGCGCTGTCGAGGCTCACTTGATCCCAGCGGCTCAGATCATCGTTGCCGTAGCGGTCGGAATAGAGCCCGTCCAGCACCTGCCCGGTGCTCTCGATCGTGGTCGACAGCGAGTTCATGATGGCTTCGACCTTCTGGGCATCGGCCTCGATCTCCGCAACGCGAATGTTGGCCGTGAACTCCATCGCCTTGATTCGCTCGTTGCTGGCCAGCTCCATGGCGGCCTTCTCGAACTCCTCGAAGCGCTTCGCGCCTTCCTGAAACTCCCCCGCCGCATCGTCCGCGGCGCCGCCCATCGTGGACAGGGACAGGGCCCCGGCATCCCCGCCTTGCTTCACCGCCAGCAGCCCGGACTCCAGCTCTCGGAACACCTCTTCGCTGACCAGGCCGTCGCGGAAGCCGGCGCGAAGGCTCTCGAGGGCGCGGTCTACTTCCTCGAAGTCCTGGCGGGCGCCATACACCCCTTCACCCAGCTTCTGCCAGCTGGTCGTGGCCTCCCCCGCATCCGCGACCATCTGCTTGAAGGCCTCATCGAAGGTCCGGCCGGCGCGCTCGGCCTCCCCCCCGGTGGTATCCATCGCCTCGCCAACGCCAGCCACCTTCAGCGCCGCATCGATCGCCGCGGCGCTCAGCTGCTTGGCGGCGGCCTCGCCTTCGGTGCCCATGCTCTCGGCGGCTTTGGTGACCTCGATCGCCGCGGCCACGGCCTCCTCGGAGACCACGGACAGGTCCGCGGCGGCGTCCTCGCCCCACCCGAAGTAATCGGAGAGCCCCCCGTAGGCTTCGGCAATCTTCTGGACGCCGAACAGGGAGAACTCCGTGGCCGCCTTCTGGGCCCCGGTGGTCTTCTCCAGCTCCTCCTCGAGCTCTTCGGAGAACGTGAGTTTGAACTGGTTGAACTCTTGAACCTGATCGTAGAGCTGCTTGATGCCGTAGGCGGCGCCCAGGCCCGCCGCCCACAGGCCGGCCGAACTGGTCAGGCCGAGCGCCGCGGTCAGCTTGCCGGTGGCCGATGTCATTGCCGGGAGCGCGCCTTTCGCCCCCGCCAGGTTGTTCACGATGCCGAGGAAGGAACTGAAGACGGAGAGCACGGTGGTCAGCACCACGGCGGCGCCGCCAATCTTGCCCATCATCGCGACCCAGGCCGGGTCGATCTCCATGATCCAGCCGGCCAGGTCCGCCAGCTTCTCGATGAAGGGCCCGATGGCAGTGATAGCCCCGGCGGTGTATTCGCTCAGCAGCTCGAAGCCGGTGCCCAGCTTGGCGATCACTGACGCCAGACCTTCCGCTGTCGTGAGGTCGGCCCCGTCGAACACCTCGGAGATGGCGCCGCGGATGGCCTCGATGCCATTGAGGAAGCCGGACCAATCGGCGGTCTCCAGCGCCTCGGGCAGGTTCTGGGCGACCTCTTGGAGCGTGGCCTCCACATCCGAGAACACGCTCTCCAGCAGGGCGGTGAACTGCTTCAGCTGGCCGTCATCGATCGAGGCGCCGATGGCATTGAAGACCCCGGCGATGGCCTCTTGGATGCCGCTAAACTCGTCCAGGATCGGGAGGCCGATGCCCACCAGCGTGGTGGTCATGGCGTTCTTGATCTTCTGCGTCCCTTGCTGGACGTCGTCCGCCATCTTCTCGACGGCGGTGGCCGTCGCGCCTGCGCGCTCGCCCATGTTGCCCAGGATCTCGGCGAAGCGGTCCGCGACAGGGCCGGTCAGCCCCAACGCCCCCCGAGTGGCTTCGCTGGACCCGAACAGCGTCCGCATGGCCTCTTCGCTGCCGCCAGTCGCCTCGGCAAGGCCTTGGAGAAACCCCTCCAGCCCCTGGGCCCGGATCCCTGTGGCGTTGAATTCGACGCCCAGCTCCTCGGCCAGCTGCTTGGCTTGCTGGGATGGCCCGAGAGTCGCGTTCAACGCGGCGCCCACCTGCGTCACCGCCTGCGAGGTGGAGAGGCCGGTGGTCGTGAGGGCGGCAACCGCGGCGGCCACCTCCTCGAAGGGCACCCCCAGCTGTGCCGCCAGACCGGTGATCTGTGGCAGAGCGGTCGAGAGCTCGCCGATGGTGGTCATGCCCCCTTGCATTGCGACGAACAGGGCATCCGTGTAGCTCTCGGCTTCTCCGGCCTCAGCCCCGTAAGCACTCAGGGTGCCGGCCAGGGCCTTGGCTGCCGTATCAAGCTCAGTGACCCCGCCAATCGCCAGGGCCTCGGCGGCGGCCAGCAGCGTCAAGGCCTCTTCGGTGTCGTTGCCGGCACTGATCAGGCCGTAATAGGCACTGGTGACCGTGCCGAGCGATTGCGTTGAGGTCGAGACGTAATCGAGGATCCGGCCGCGCAGCCCGTCGAAGGATTCGGCCTGGCCATCCAGCAGAGTCGTGATTTCGCGGAAGGACGTATCGAAGTCCCCGGCCGTCTTGATGGCCAGGCCCGTCACCGCAGCGCCAGCGGCCAACAGGGCGGTCTCGAACTTGAGAACCCCCATCGTCAGATCGGCCATTGGCTGAGCCGCCTGCTGGACCGAGCCGGCAAGCGTATCGAGCTGGCGGGTCGCAGACGTGACCCCGGCCCCCATCTGGTCGACGCCCTCGAAGATGATCGCGACCGATTTTTCCAAGTCCGCCACGGCGGTCTCCTTTCACGTTCGGGTGGGCCGCCGCGCAGCCCGAGGTCAATGGGCGGCGGGGCGCCGCGGCTCCTCTGTCAGCAGCAGCAGCCAGCCGGCGGCATGCGGATCGCCGGCGCGGGCCATCTCGTCCAGCTGGCGATAGAGTTCGATGCGCCGACGGCGCGAGGGGCGGGCCTGCTTGGTGCGGCCGGTGGTGTTCACGCGGGCCATAGCACTGTCCATTTATCCAGGTAGATACCGGAAAGTGTAGTCGCCCAGGCGCAAAATGCCATATGTTTCTGTTTTAATTGACCTTTTGCCTCTCAATGACGCTGAAACGTCATCGAGCGTCATGCCGTTGTGCGGTGGGGATGACAGCAAGGGCGGCCGAGAAGGCCGCCCGGGGACCCTCAAAGTGGGGGTCTCGGGAAACGTGGCAGCAGGGCGGCCGGGGAGGCCGGGGAGGCCGCCCCAGAGAGTGCGGTCAAGCAGCGCGGCGCTTCGCTGGGCCAACCATCAGGGTAGAGGCCCAAGCGGCGGCCAGAGCCTCGATGGTCTCGATCCGATGGCCAATGATGATGAGCGTCGGCACCAGCGGATCCAGGGCGTCGACATACTCAGCGTTGCGGGTCAGGCGGTGAATGATGCCGGCCACCCCACCGAGCAGGGTTCCCAGAGCCTCGCCGACGTCGAGCTCAGTGGGGCATCCGGTGAGGCAGGCCAGGCGGCGCGCCTCCAGCAACGAGAGGTCGCTCGTGTCGACCGGCTGCTCATGGCTCCCTTGCGTGGTGTCGAGCAGCAGCTGCGACAGGCGAAGCGCCAGCAGGATCTCCTCGGCCAGATAGCCGGCCGCGGCTTCGAAAGCGCCTCGGTCCAGTGGAGCGCAGAAGGTAGGGCCGTGCTCGTCGAGCTGTTCGCGGCGCTCCTCGGCCGAAATTGCGAGAGCGGCCAGCAAGCCGTGGGTGCTCCCCAGCTGCTGGTGGATGTCGCGCATCAGGGCTTGCGGATCCAGGTTGGGCAAGGTGTCGAGGTGAATGCTCATGATCTTTCTCCAGGTGCGTGTCGTTGTTGTGGTGCGGGTCAGGCATTGGTGATCGGGGCAGGACTGCGACGCAGCTCCTCGAGCTTGGTAGCCATCACCTGGGCGGCGAAGGCTTGCAGGGTACCGCCAGCCGGCGATGGGGCCTTGGTCAGGTGGTCATGGTCGACCAGGGCGTACCAGTCGGCAGGCAGGCCCTCTTCAGCCCCCTCCTCATCGGTGATGTAGATGAGTGACCGCGGCATGCTCAGCGCATAACCGCCGACGTAGAGCTGAAGGTTCCAGCGCCACGGTTCTGCCCGTGACCAGCGCGGCACCACGGCGGCATCGCCGAGCCTGGCGCTGGGCGGGTCGAGGTCGGCAAGCTGCCGGGCACCAGCCCAGGGCGGCCTGCCCAGGTGCCGCGCCATCATCAGATCGATGTCGTGCTGCTCGAGCCGGCGCTGCGCCAGCAGCTCCTCCGCCATGGCGAGGATCTCGGGCCAGTAGTGGCCCACCAGGGCCTCGGCGCGCCAGCAGGAGAGCGTGAAGGCGGCGGGGCGTTGCTCCCTTGGCAGCAAGCCCAGAATGGTCTCCGCCTGCTCCAGGTCGCCAACACACCCCGGCCCGATGCCACCATCGACCAGCAGAGCGTCGAAAGTGGCGTCCTTGGCGTCGCCCTCGCTCTCGCCCAGAGCAAGCCACTGGGCTGCGGGGCCGGCCAGCACCTCCAGCAGGCGGCGCATCAGCGCCTCACCCCCGGGCCCGTCAGGCGCTTTCGGATCACGCAGCCAGACGTGGCCGCCGGTCTCGAACGTCGTGCGCAGCAGCATATGGCCGTCGACACGGTTGACCCCCAGCACATCGGTATCGAGGTCGTCATCGGCGTGGATGCCGTCGCCCACGGCCAGCAGGCTGATCGGCGTGCCGTTGTACCAGGCGGCGAGGGCATGGCCGATCTCGTGGATCGCGGTGATGGTGTGGTCACGCATCAGATCATCTCCATGGCGGACTTGGGCTTGCGCATCGGCGTGCTCTTGGCCTTGGCGGCATCCATCAGCTGCGCAACGCGGATACGGTCGAGGTCACCGAATCGGGCGTTGGCAAGGTGGGCATGGGCGTAGATGGTGCCGATGTCGCCCTCCCGCTGCTTGCCGATGATCACCTCGGCCACCCCGTGGGTCAGCTCGTCGTCGGGGTGATAGACCTCGTTGCGGTACAGGAACAGGATCAGGTCGGCGTCCTGCTCCAGGCTGCCGCTCTCGCGCAGATCCGCCATGTGGGGGCGCTTGTCCTGGCGCCCCTCGAGCCCACGGTTCAGCTGAGAGAGCGCCACGACCGGGCAGCCCAGCTCTTTGGCCAGCAGTTTCATCGCCCGCGAGAGCTCGGAGACCTCCTGCTCGCGATTGCCGTGCTTGCGGTCCGGCCGCACCAGCTGCAGGTAGTCCACCATGACCACGCCCAGCTCCCCGAAGTGATCGCGCCAGCGCTTAGCCGTCCGGCGGATCTGGCTCGGGGTGACCCCGGCACGGTCGTCGATGATCAGCGGTGCGTCCTTGATCAGGTCGATCCCGGCCAGCTTGGCGAACAGCTCGTCGTCCATGTGCTGCTTCGGGTCGCGGATGGCCTGCAGAGGCACGTCACAGACGGCGGCGGTCATGCGGTTGCGCAGCGCGCGGCGGTCCATCTCCAGGGAGAAGATCAGCCCCGGGCGCCGGTCACGAATACAGCAGGCGCGCAGAACGTGAAGCGCGAAGGCCGTCTTGCCGGATGCCGGGCGGCCGCCCACCAGGATCAGCTGCCCTGGGTGCATGCCCATGGTGCGGTCGTCGAGGTCGACGAGGCCGAAGGAAATCCCCATGGGATCCTCGGCGCCCCGCCACTTGCGATCCATCTCGTCGAGCATCTCGCTGAGGTCGCTGCCGATCGGAGCGGCATGGTCTGCGCCATCGCGCAGCAGGCGCGAGAGTCGTCCCTGGGCATCGTCGACCACGTTGGCCAAGGGCTGGCGCCTGTCCTGGCCGAGGGCCTCGATGTTGGCCAATTCGTCGAGCAAGCGACGCCGGCCGGCCAGGTCGGCCACGATCGCGGCATAGGTCATGGCGTTGGCGGCGCTCGGCGTGCTCTGTGCCACCTGGGCCAGGTAGGTCAGGCCTCCCACGTCATCGCTGGTGCGCTCGTGCTCCATGCGCTCCGATACGGTCACCACGTCGACGTCATGGCCGTCGGCCCGCAGCCGGGCCATAGCGGACCAGATCACGGCGTGCTCGAGGGCATGGAAGTCCTGGTGGGTCAGCACGTCCGCAACGCGGTCGATCAGCGAGTTGTCGAGCAGGCAGGCGCCGATCACGCTCTGTTCGGCCTCAAAGCTGTGCAGGCTCATGCGTCACCCCCGCTGTACTTGCCGGATAGGATTTTTTCGAAGTTGCTGCGCTTGACCACCCAGTGCAGGTCAAAAAACCGGGATTCGTCTCGCATCAGGAACTCACACTCCTTGCGCATATACCGGAAGAACCGACCCCACCAATCGATGCCGGTTTCCACGTCCTGGTACAGCGGTTTGCCGGTGTGATCTTTGGCAATCCCGAAACCCTGCTTCCAGCGAGCGGCCAGGCTGCGAGCACTGGCACTGGCTGGCCACATACCGCGCATCGGGGGGCGCTTGTCGGGCATGATCTCGGCCCAAAGGTCGAGGATCGCCTGGTGGGGGCACGGCGGCAGGCCGGTGCGAGTGGCTTTGGCCGGCTCGGGCTTGGACGGCTCGCCGAGGAGGTCCTGCTCGACATGGGGCGCGTCGTCGGCGCCAGCCGTCGACTCTTCTCCGTAAGGAGAAGTATCTTTCCTATCTTTATATGTGTCCCCATCTTGGGGTCGTTGAGCGTCCCCATCTTGGGGTCTGTGACCCTGCTTTGGAGAGTGCTGCCGTTTTGGGGTCACTCGCGCTTGTTGAGGCTCGAAGTTCCAGTCGTCGATGCGGGTGTTGATGCCGACGGGGGACCGGCCTCCCCCCTCACGAATCAGCACCCGTTTACGCAGCAAGCCGTTCAGCGCTTCGCTACAGCGCTTCGGTGTCATGCCGGTCATCTTGGCCAGGGCGTCTTGTGAGAGCCGGGCCGTTGAGCGGTGCCAACCGCAGGTGGCTTTCACCACTGCGAGAAAGACCCGCGACTCGCGGCTGGTGAGCGGCGATTTCGTAGCCTTCTCGAGGATCTCGGTGTCGATCTGCACGAAGCGGCGTTCCACACGCTCCCCCTTGGGCCGAGACGGCGCCCCGGCCGCCCCGAACCGCTCGTGGTCTTGGATGCGAACGATCTTGGTCATCGGGCTGGCCCCTCCCTGTCGATGCGCCACGCCTCTTGCCAGGCACCGATGATCAGGTCAGCCAGGCGACGGGCGGTCTCGCGCTCTAGGAGCGTCATGGCCTCAGCCAGATCGCTGAACCCCTCCAGCGAGTGAAGGTGATCCTCGCGGGTGCGGAGGCGACGGAACGGACGCTTGAGCCGGCGGGCGTGGCCACGGGCTACCTGGCCGAGGCCGTCATCACGCTGGCCGAGGCTCTCCAGCAGGACGATCAGGTCGGTGGTGGCGGTCATGACCGGCCCTCCTGCTCCTCGATCGCTTCCGCCTTCATCTCAATTTGATGAACCAGGTGCTTGATGGCGGTATTGATCGTGCCCTGTTCGAACGGGCCGAGAACGGCTTTCTCACCATCGGCGCCTTCGCGGCAACCGTCATCCTCCAGGATCATCGTCAGGCCGTAGATGGCGGAGGCGATCTCCTTGATGTCCCGGGCGCGGGCTTTGGTCATGCTCATGACAGCACCTCCTGGCCAACGGCGAGGGCATCGAGGTCACGGGCTTTCTGGGCGTGGTAGTTGTAGCGCTTGATCCGGACGGCGGCGCTTGAGTCTGCGAACAGCGCAGCGCGAGCCATCGCTCGATGAGCAGCGGCGCGGGCAGACGGATTGCGGGTAGGGAATAGGCGTGAGATTGCCATGGGTGTGACTCCTTGGATTGTGGAGTCGTCCCCGGCTGCGGCCAAACAGCGGATGGGGGCGACTGTACGCGGGTTGGCCGACCGGCATCCAAGGGAACCGGCACACCCGAAGGTGTCCCACGCACAGCCGCCATTGCGAGTGGCAGGCACAAAAAAAGCGCCTAACACGGGGGCGGCGCTGGTGCGCCTTGGATAGTTCGACCGGCCAAGGTCGGCCACGGAATTTGCCGTGACAAGATGAGCGTAGCCCCGGCCAAGCAGGCGCGTCAAGACCTGCTGCATGCTTTGACGGTGATGAGGGAGCGCCAGCATCAGGAAGCCCCTCCCCCATCGCGCGCCAGCCGACGGGCCTCCAGCTTGGCCAGCGCCTTGGCGGCTGCCTCGCGATCCTCTGGGGCCAGCCAGTAGCTCTTCGCGTTGTACTCCTGCCCGTGGCGGTTGGTCAGGCGTCGCCACTCGCGGCGAACCTCAATTCCACAGCGGGCCTTGAGGTCGGAGACCACGGTGTTCCAATGGCCGATCTCAAGCACTCGCGAGGCGTACTGGCCGGTTGTGGCTTCGACTTCGAGGAGATGGTGGAGCGCGCGCTCCAGTACGGTTGGGCGTGACATGTGCGGCCCTCCTCAGCGGCTTTCGCTGGCCAGGGCGGCCGCGGTGGAGGGATAGGCTTCAGCGCCCTCGAGGTACGCCTGGACGTCGCTGAGCCGGTAGCGCACACTCCGGCCGCGCCTGACGAAGCAGGGCGCCGGACGGCCCAGCAAGACGCCGGTGGTCCGGGCATCGCGGCCGGTCCGGATACTGCAGGCGATCAGGTGGGGGAAAACCTGCTTCTCGGTGAGTTCGATCAGGTGCGGCGCCAGGCCTGCGCGCTGGGCTTCGAGGATCTCGCTCAGAACGCGGCCACGCTCGGTGCGGAACTCTTCAGGGGTGGGGTGGACGGTATCGGTGTGGGCTGCGGTTGCCATTCTGCTCTCCTGCGTCATGGTTGACGTTAAAGAGCATGGCGGGAATGCTGGATAATTGGCGTACTAAAAGGCAGGTGGTTTTTTTCCGGTTTCCTCAATGTATCGCTTAACGATCCTACCTCCTTGCCTATACAGCTGGGTCAAAGTAGAAAGCTCCCCTACTTTCAAGGATTCTCGGTGCAGTGACCACAAGTGATCTGAAAGACTTTTCCTTTTCTCATGCAACGCGGCTAACGCGTCTGTTTTGTTCATGTTTTCTGTGGCGCGCAGTGCTTCGACATCCTCCCACGTTAGCAATGAGACAAGCTTGTCACCCCCCTTTGGGGGTGCTCCTGTTTCCGGCCTCAATGAAAAGGCTTTGTCAGCACTTATCCCGTGATTCAACACTTCGAATAGGCACGTTGAAGCCCAGCGAGCTACCGCCTGGTCGGGTACATCGCCAGACATCAGGCAGGATCTCAGGTAAGCCAGAAGCTTTTTAGCCGCGACAACATCACCAGCACTGGCTGCCTTAATGAAGGCCGAGTAGTCATCTTGGAATACAGAAACCTCGGTGTCGAAAATGCCGTAATGGTCGCTTACCTCCTTGGTAAAACGACGGAAGGCGCTCTTAATCGCTCTCTTTTCTAAAGGGGCGGCTTGTAGATTTCCGCTATTGCTTTGCTTCTCGGGCGCGCCGGCAGAATCGCCGACTTCATCGTGGTGGGCCATGTCTCACACTCCCCAGTGTGATCCCCAGGAAGGCAAGACAGCCGGCGGGGCGCTGGGGAGGCGCATTTCGGGTGATCGGCCCTAGCCGGCTGGTCTGATCAGCATGCCTCAGGTTGTGGCGGATGCCAAGCAACTACATGTCAGGTGGGTATTGCCGGCGGGTGTGGACCACGTTGACGATCTCGACCCTGGTAGCGGTGACCCGGTAAACGATCAGGTAGTTGGGATGCGCGACGAGTTCTCGCGTCCCGGGAATCCGCCCGGGAGGGCATAGGTAGGGATGCTCAGCCAGCGGCAACGGGGCCGACTCCAGCCGAGCGTGGAGCCGGTGAGCAGCTGCAGGGTTCTCCTCGGCGATGAACGCCACAATCTCCAGCAGGTCGTTACTGGCATCGTCCAGCCAGACGATCGGAAGCATCACGCCTTCTCACGACGACGGCGCTCGATGTCTTCGATCACCTTCTTTGCACGCGCCATCACTTCGTCATGCGGGACGCCGGGCCCGGGAGCGGCCAGGCTGGCCTCGATCTTGGCACGCAGCCATTGATCATAGGCGTCTGCTTCTTCCTGCGTCTCGAACTCGGAGACGATCGGATCCAGCCGCGTGGTCATCGCCTGCCCTCTGGTCGTGGGATTGCTCACAGTGTAGCGCGTCGGCGCCAGCGGCATCATCCTCTCCTTGCTCGTGACCCTCTGCAGGCCCCCCAGTCAGCAGGGCCTGCGTGTCGGCGGCGAACCGGATCACGATGTCGCGCTTGTGGTCAGGCGCCAGGTGACCGTAGTGCTCGATCGTGGTCTGGATGTCGGCGTGCCCCATCAGCCGGCTGACCGCCAGGAGGTCCGCCCCCTTCATGATCAGCTGGGAAGCGAAGTTGTGCCGCAGCGTGTAGAGGTCGAGGTCTGACGGGAGTGAGGCCTCGAACCCGCCCTGCTCGACCAAGTCCGCAGTGTGCGCCTTGATGCGCCGCCACGGGCCTTGAATGGCCGTCGAGGAGTAGCGCCCCGAGGTATTGGGGTTCGTGAAGACGTAGCCGGTGGCCGGCCGGCCCTGCTGCCGGTGCCATGTCTTCAGGACCTCAACCGCCTCCGGCGCCAGCGGGAAGGTCTGCGGCTCGGGACGAGTGTGTGCCGTCTTCTCGATGACCTTGCGGATCGTGCCGAAGGTCAGGTTGACGTGCTCCCAGCGCAGCCCATTCAGGTCGCCCGGGCGCATGCCGGTGTAGTAGAGCAGCAGGATCAGCGGGGGCCCGTGGTCGACGTAGGCCACCTGATCGAGGTCAGGCAACCAGGGCTTCCCATGGTAGCGGCTGCGGCGGCGCTCCTCACGTCGTTGCGCCTGGTAGGCCTCGATCCCAGCGAACAGCGCCAGCACTTCGGCATCCTCGAGGTAACGGCGTGAGGTAGTGGCCTCGGCCAGTTCCTCCTCGGTCAGCGCCGGCCGCTCCAGCCGGATGCCCTTCAGCGGGTTCACAGTGATGGCGCCCCGCTCTGCCGCGACATTGAGCATGGTGTTCAGCGCGCCATAGGCGCGCTTGAGCGAGCTGAAGGCCAGGCCGCGGGCCTCCATGTCAGCCTGCCAGCGGTCCACATCGGCGCGGGTGAGCTCGCTCATCGGCTTGGCCAGCCAGGCCTCGAAGTCTCGGCGGATGCGCTTCAGGGTCTCGCCTCCGTTCTTGCGGCGGGCCTGGTAGAGCTTGTAGGGGCCATCGAGGTAGGCCTCGACCGTCTGCTGCTCCCGGTGCTTTTCCTGCTGCCGGGCCACCTGCCGCTCCTTGACCGGATCCGCCCCCTGGTAGATCTCGCCCAGCTTCTGGTGGGCCAGCTTGCGCGCCTGGTCAGCGGTCAGACCGGGATACCGGCCGAGCGTGATCGTCCGCTGCTTGCCGGCCTCTGTGCGGTAGGTCACGCGCCAGCTGGTAGCCGACTTGCGGCGCATTAGGTGAAAGCCGCCGAGGAGCGTGTCCCACAGGCGGTCTCCGGGCGCTGCCGTGGCGTGGAAATCCGCCGCGGCGCGGGCGGCGATCTTGGCCTTGTGGCGGGGCTGGCGTCGGGTCATGCGGCTTCTCCAGGTCAACAGCGGGTCAACACATGGTCAACAAACTGCATGATAAACCAACGTCAACGACGTATGTGGAGCGTGCCGAAAATGACCATCAAACCACTGATATAGAAACGTTTTACGCCGCTTATTAGCGCTCGTTAACGTTCGCCATTCGGGGCAAAAAATCCTTCGGGAGGCAGAGGTCGTAGGTTCGAATCCTGTCGCTCCGACCAACGAATTCAAGGCCTTGCGGTTACCCGCAAGGCCTTTTTCGTGTGCC